GCCATCTATCAATCTTTTCATCGGCCTATCTGTTCGAGGAAAGCCGGATTTTCTGACGACATTCATAAAATAACGATTAGTTTCTGTATTAGAGAAAGTATTCGCGACTGTAACTGTTGTATATATGAGATTTGTATTAGGCAATTCTTGTACTAATACATCTCCACCAGAAATAATTGAAAGATTATCCGGTGTATATTCAATAGTAAATGTATTAGATATACCGATTACATTTGCTGTGATCGAAGCATCGATTATACCAGATACGGAATTAGTTGTGGGTTCAACAGCAATTAATTGATTATTTCCGCTTGCATTATTTGCCCAAAAAGTCGTTATATTATTACTAGAACCATTTATACTAAATAAATGACGGCCGTTATCATCTTCAATTATATTTGTATTTGCATTTGTGTAAGCGGCAGCATTAAAATTAATTATAATCTGATCGAAAATTTCATTTTTATCTACGATTAATCCTTCAAAAACAATTGTATCATTTACATCATCATTTGCTGTAGCATAAATCGATTGACCTATTTCAAGATCGGCGATAGATGTAGCATTATTTGCATCTCCGTCAACAAGAATCACAGCGAGATCTTGTTTTATAATATCAAATTGTTTAAAAGGATCTATATGATAATAATAATCTGTATTAGTAAAATGTATTTGACCTGTTTCTATTACTCTATCAGATCCAATAACTAAAGCATCTGGTCCATAACCCCAACCACGTTTATCTCCATCAAAAGAAAATTCTACTATACCAACAGCATCTCGTGTTTCTAAAACAACGCCTTTTGCATTTTTACCTTGGCCATCAGTTACTTTAACTAATTCTCCAATTGAAAAATCTTTTGTTGAAGTTAAAACTTCATAACGTGATAGTGAACCAACAATTAAATTACTCAGATCTGATGCGCCATCGAGCGATTTTTGTTCTATTTGTTCACCAGTTTGAAACGAGCCATCTAAACCAGCGAGATATAATATATCGATATTTAAACTTCCCTTTCTAGTTCTCACTAGTTTTTCTGCAAAAGCTGTTGCACCGCTTGTTTTACCAAATACATTCTGACCTACGAATTGCACATTTTTTTCGTTTGGCACTATCTCGATATATCTACGAGCTTCATAACTATTATCTGACAACTTAAATAAATCGTCTCCAGGATAATAAACATCAGCTTCGATTCCATAAACTAATTTAAAGAATAAATCAACAGCACGTTCAGTACCTTTTGCTCTATAAAATTCTAGTGCATTTTTAATAAACAAACGTTTATTAGTTGCAGTATTAAACTGTATATTGGGAAGATATTTGTTTTTAAAATCGATGATAAAATCGTCAATTGTATTATCGATATCTCTATAATCTGCAAGTCTGCGAGATTCATATAATACATTTGCGGGGTTTTGTACTAGAGTTTCTTTTATTCCGTCGCCATCTCTATCTACATAGAATTGATTTGTTTCAAGCCATTCATAATAAGCTTTGACGAAGAGAATAAACATCTCTCCTTCTTCTTTGTAAAAGTCAGGAAACTGGTTTTTAACCAGATGACTAATATTTTTTTCAATATCTAAAGCCATTACTCAGTGACCTGTGTAATCGTTATTTTAATATCATTATCTAAAACTCTAAGTATGGTATTTTTACTAGCTACGATATCTGCTCCGCTCGGTGTAGCTATTACTTTTAAATTGGCTTTTGTACTCACTTCGAAATCATCGATTCTAACTACGCCGGTCGTATATACGACCGAACCAACTTCGATTATCTCTCCATTTGATTTGATAATATTTAAAACACCGTTGCCATTATCACCGATATAAGAATCGACACCCTGATAGATGAAATTGTCGGTTATTACTGCTGAAATGGGCGAATCAAATTTGATATTATAATTTGTGCGTACAAGAGGAGAAATCGGTACGTATTTCGCTATTTGTATTTTCGTATCATTACTTAATACTGCAGATTGCGCATTATCGATAGCTGTGAGTAGATTACTATATCGCATTGTAGCATTAAATGATTCTAAATTATTAAAATTAAAATTACGTATTGCAGCTAGAACCAAGCTTTTCATATCATCGATGCCCAATGATGTTTGTGTGATACTATATTTTACTGTAGTATCAATCATCACATAAGAATAATTCGGTGTAACAAAAACCGGTTGCAAAGATAATGGACTTTTGTCTTTCAAAAATCGTGCATATTCGTCTCGATTGCTCTTAGGTAAAACGTCTGTATTTTTTAAATCGATTGCAACAATAACTCTACCAAATTGAGGAGGGTCGTATTCTTCGCCACCATATGCAGCAACGTCATTAATCTCTGAAAATTTTGCTTTAAGCAACGTTGCATAATCCTGAGCAGTAATTACTCTTTCTTGTGTAGAAAATGCTCGAGGCGCATTAAATTTAATTTCTTCAAGAGTTTCTGGAAGAGAACCGCCAGTAGCAGATCTTTCAAAACCATCTTCAACAGTTACGGAAACATTTAATACAGATGCTGAACCAATATCGCTATCAGCAGTAAATGTTCTTATCCCGTTTGGTAGTTCTCCGTTGCAAATTCTATATTCTATTAATACAATAGAACTATTTTTTGGTTGTCTACCAATAACACCATCTCCAAAAAGTATTTCATAAGTATCATTTTCTGCGGCTTGCAAGAAAAATATTTGATCTTCGGAGCCAATACCAAACAAACTATCTCTTTTTTCATACGTGATAACATTTTCACCATTGTCCTCAATTACACTAATTCTAATACTATTTGTGTCTGCTGTTTTATTAGTAATTAAAAATCTTGGTTGATTGGCCGCGTTTGTTACATATGTATCTTGAACAAAATCTCCTTCTTTAATCGTTACTCCTGTCGCTATAAATTCATTCTCGACATCTGGATTAACTATAGCTTGTACATTTTCTATAGTTGAGAAAGTAAAATTTTTCTGACCCAATGTGCCAGTAAATGTTGTGCCGCGAGGTATGATAACGTCACCAGAACCAGAACTATCTCTTAGCGTAATATCGATTTTTGCGGTAGCAGATCTAAACGATCGAGGTACATAATTTAATTCTTTTGCATGAGAAACAATAGAATCTCTGAGAAGAGCAGAATCGAGAAACATTTCATTAGAAAGCATATTTAAATAAAATGAATTTAAATTTGTATTATATGCAAGAACATCTAAAAGAACATTAATGTTTGATCCTTCAAAATCATAATCTTGAAAAATATCTTGTGATTTTAAATATTCTTTTAGATTTTGTTTTATTGCCGCAAAATCGAGTGTTGTAAGGTCGTTACTAGTAGTTGCCATTTTATCTTACTCTATAAAGTGTGAGGTCGACTTCTTGTTGCTGTGAAGAATTAATAACACCAAATACTATTTTGACATTTATAGAATTTTCATCGGGAGAAGAGTTTGCTATAACTTCAAAAACTCGAGCTCGTGGCTCATACAATTCTATTAATTCTTTTATGTCATATTGTATTTCTACTTCTGTATCACGAGTCATTGGCTCAAACAAATATCTTTTGATATTTCCGCCAAAATCCGGATTCCGTAGTCTTTCATATTTATTTGTCAACACAATATTACGTATAGCCAATTTAACAGCGTCGACATTTGTTTTTCGAGCTATCTGTTTTGTATTTGGATGAGGCAAAAATATATGATTAAAATCGCTGTAGATATCTCGGCTACGAGATACAAGTGCATACTCTTGATTTTTCTTTGCTGTTTTGATGCCCATGTTTTTCTCTTTTAATTACTATTTATGCCGGTATTTGAATATCATCTAAATCATCAATAGAATCTTGTATACTTGTCGTAGCGTCGCCTATGTCTGCGAGTGCTGTGTCAAGCTCACCAATTTGTGCTTGTACGTCAGCTGATAAAGATAATAGTTCATTATAACCCAATGCATCGAGCGCGTCATCTCGAATATCTTCATATATTGATGTAGCTTGATCATATAAACTTGTTGCGTTTTCCATCAAACTATTTGTAATATCGTCAAGCGCTCCTCTGATTTCACTCTCTATACAATCAGCTAATCGAGTAGCAGCGCTAGCTACGGCTGAAGCGAGACCCGCTAACGCACCAGCAAGTTGAGCTAATTCTATCGCTAATTGAATTGCTGCAGCTAATTGAGGATCGACCATACCAGTCACTACCTTTTTAGCCCATCCAATAATTTTTAAAGGATCGCTGGGTATAGACATAATTGGTGCATATTTTGACATTATTTCAGCAATTTCTGCTGTTTTTTCATCGAGTACATCTGTGACCGCTGATACATGTTCGTCTAATAATAATTCGAGTCTTTCACAACTAAATTCACCTGGTACACTCGAAGTAGTACCATCAGGGTTTTCAACTGTTGTTACACCAGTAGCTCTCTCGAGCTCTGCTTTCATTTCGTTGATAGAATCGACTGTTGTTTGAAAAGACATTATACGATACTCGTTACTATTCCGTTGACAACCGTGACTGATCTACCAGTCGGTGTAGTAAATGAACCCGATGCACCTTTCGAAGTGCCTAACGATCCGTTTACATATAAATTATAGTTAGCATTTTGAGAACCTACCGTCACATCGCTATTAAATTTAGTACCAGTCAGCGTTGAAATATTTAATGACATAGCAGCCATGTCTAGACTATAATTTACAGTCATTCTGCTGTTGCCTAATACTTTATGTGTATGATTACCCTTGATTCGTGTGACAGAATTT